TGTGCGTCCTCGGGCGTGACGTATGAGCAGTAGGTGTTCTTGCTGGCGTGTATCTGTGCCAGCAGATCTCGATTGTTTAGGTACTTGACTCTCTTCATAATTTGTTCTCTTTATATTGTGTTGATTCGTGCCGTATGGTGAATTAAGTGCGCCTAAAATAATGCCTATAAATATAGTTAAAGTATACGAAATTTTACAAAGGAAAGCAACCATTTAGATGGCAACACTTGGCAAGGTAATAAAGAACGTGGGACAGGGCATATTCAATAGGACCCTGGGCAGATTGACTGGTGCTGGTATCAGCACGGACAACAGGCTAGTTAAAGCAAGAGCCAAGTGGTCAGGCAGAAGCGATAAGAAAGATTGGCGTGTAAGGCTACAGATCCCGACTCTTGCAAACCAAGTTTATGACTCAATCCTGGCCAACAACGAATTGCTGGCACCATTGATACCATCACGTGGTGTGTTTTGGCCATTGACGCCGGCTGTGGTAATCCAACATTCCGCCAATTACAATCCTCTTGCACAGACACACAGCAACTATCCATTCCAGGCATATCAAAATTCACAGGTAGACTCATACAACATCATTGGTGAATTTCCTGTGCAGAATTCAGATGACGCCAAGCACTGGGTGGCAACTGTGAACTTTTTAAGAACAATCACAAAGATGTATTTTGGAAAAGACAACCAACCACTGAAAGGCAATCCACCACCGATCTTGCACATGTCAGGCTACGGTGATCATGTGTTCAACAAAGTGCCCGTGGTGGTAAACACATTCAACGTTGAGTTGAGACCTGGCATCGACTACATTTCTACAAAACAGTCGAACACCCCATATAGACAGCTCAGTGGACCATTACTCGGGATAGAGCAGTCTGTGATCGAAGGTGAGTCACAGTCATGGGCGCCAACCTTGTCCAACATATCAGTGTTGGTTACGCCAGTGTACAGCAGAGATTCCATAAAGAATTTTTCTCTGTCAGAATTTGCACGTGGTGAATTGAATGGTAAAGGTGAAAACCAGGTAGGGTTTATCTAATGGCAAACTATTCAGCAACATCACCATACTTCAATACGCCACAGAACGAAATCAATCTGGAAACATTTGTGCCGAGGCCGATCACAGCAGAAGATGACGACCAATCATACACTATAGAAAGGACTTACGCCTACAGGCCTGACCTATTGGCCTATGACTTTTACGGCACACCTAGGTTGTGGTGGGTGTTTGCACAGCGTAATCCAAATCAGATTGAAGACCCTATATATGATTTCAAACCAGGAGTGACAATACAGTTGCCTAAACCAAGCAACGTCAACACCGACCTAGGAATATAAAAATGGCATTTAGGAATAAGTTTGAAAATCCATTGCACAAAGCCGCTACCTACAACGTGCTTTTCACATTAAGTGGATTGAAAGAACAAGAAATACGCTCAAAGAATTTTTTGACCAATCCGCCACATGACATAATTGCCAGATCAGGTGGAATAGGTAATCCACGTATCAGCAATGATCCTTTCGCGGCCACTGGAGGAGCTGGAGATGTGGATAAGATAGTGAGAGATGCATACAAAGAGTTTACAGATGAATACGCAGAAAGCATTGAAATATTGAAGAGAGGCCATGACCTTTTTATAGAGAATGTGAACATACTTTCCACGCTCGGTCCCAACAACGAACGTAATCTAGCCAACTTCACAAAGATGGAATTTGAAATACACGAACCATATGGCATAACATTAATCGAAAAAGTCAGGGCCGCAACTGCAATCAATGGCTTCAGAGACTATCAAGATGCCCCATTGTTACTGACCATAGAATTCCAAGGGTTCGACAACCAAGGTAGGACATTAAAACTAGCCGGTAATCAAACCACCATAGGTGATCATACGTACAATACCGATGGGCTGGTAAGGAAGATTCCCATACTGATAGTGCGTGTTGACTTCGACGTCAATGAAGGTGGCGCCAAGTACAGCGTGGTGGCGGTGCCATACACGGACATGGGCTTCGATGACAGGTTCAAGTTTCCAAGAACTGACATTCCAATAGCATCCAATCAGCCAGATGAATGGGCACGTGAAGTTGTGAAGCGAATCAATGATGACATGGAAACTGAAATCAAAGAGAAGAAAAGAGAATTTGCGGACACCTACAAGTTTGAGATCGATAGCGAGGTGCGATTTCAAGCACAAGGTTATCAGTCAGAGGAAGAAAGTCAGAATTCTAACCTACCAGTCAACAATACTGAGGATTTATACACACTAGATTCAATTACAGGTGCCAAAACCTTCAAAGGGATGGCCAAAGCCAACAGCGCCACCGCACTGACAAAATTTTTCGAGGACGCCATCAGGGGATCTTTTGGATACGCTGAGATGGCATCCAACTTCTGGGTTGGTTACCTCAACAGCCTGGGCTACGATGTAAATGACAACGAGCAGGATCGAATCATTAATATACTCAAATCACAGGATTTTGCGGACAGGGTAGCCGTCCTACCATTCATACCCTGGTTCAAGATCAAGAGCACAATACTTACTGACACAACCAGACTAGACAAGATAACCAAGATGCATCCAAAAACCATAATATTCCGTGCCATGCCTTACAAGGTCCACGTTTTGAAGATGATTGGTGCCGGAATGAGTGCAAAGGCAGATTGGTCGAGCTTCGTGAGAAAAGAATATGAGTACCTGTACACCGGTGACAACGTGGACGTGCAGGGCCTACGGATCAACTACAAGTCGGCGTACTATATGAGGAATGTTCGAGAAGCCAAAACTAGGACTGGTGACGGAATAGTTGGGGAAATCAAGCAAAACATACTGGAGGCATTCGGCACGGAGACCGATCCGGAGCCAACCCTTCCCCTTAGATCATATCCATCTGTGATAAAAGGTAGAAGCAGTACAGAAACAGTCAACAAACACAATCCAAAGGCTCAGGAGTTCTTTGATTACCTCACCAATCCCGAGGCGGACATGATGAGGATTGAACTGGAAATATTAGGAGATCCGGCCTACATCTGCCAGGACATATACGTGCCGTCAGCTCAAAAAGAAGAGCCAGCGACTTTTCCCGATCAGAAAAACAAGGACTTCGATCAGCAACTACACAGTTTCAACGCCGATCAGTTCATGCCCTGCATAAATCTCAGATACAGGTTGCCAGAGGATCTGGACGAAAAGGAAGGAACCATGTTCGGTGGCGATGGCAAGAAGTACAGGGAAGAAAACTTGTTCTTTAGCGGAGTGTACCAAGTGGTAAAAGTGGACAGCCAGATGAGCAACGGCTCGTTCACACAAACACTGACCTGTGTAAGGTTGAATAATCAAAACGGAGAAGGTGTGCCTGTTGCGTTGATTAGTTCGGCAGAGAAAAGCCTATCTAAATTAGACAAATATATTAAAGATCAAGAAAAGAAAGCAGAGAATATCGAAAGAACAAAAGGAATTGATACAGAGGGATTAATATAGTATAAATTAAATTATGTCATATCAAGATTCAAGAGGATTTACAGATTCGCAGGACAACCAAAAGGACTTCAATGAGAAGTACATGGACAGTGATCCAGGCCCGTATCTTGCGACTGTCAAGACAACGGCTGACCCACTGAAGATGGGAAGGCTTGGAGTGAACATTCCCGCCCTATCCAACACCACCGAGCCCACAGCTCGACAGTTGACCTGGTGTCAGTATCTGTCACCGTTCTATGGGGTAAAAAGCATACGTGCTGTGTCAAAGACCAATCCATACGATTTCAAGGCCACGCAACAGTCATATGGCATGTGGGCGGTGCCACCCGACGTCGACACCACGGTGCTTGTGATATTTGCAAAGGGAGATCAAAACGCCAATACTGCTTTTTGGATAGGCTGTGTGCAAGACCCACTTACTAATCAGATGGTGCCGGCGAATGGTGCCACGGCCAAGACCAGGCTTGATGCTGGTGGTGTTGACTTTGGACCAAGTAAACAGAAGGAGTACGGCACAGAAGTTCTACCTGCAGGTGAAAAAAATCGAAACATGCTTCAGGGTGAAAACATTTCTAATGCACACCTGTGGAACTATCCAGTCAACAATTTATTGGCCGATCAACTGACAGCCCAAGGATTGATTCAAGACACAGTAAGGGGTACCACTTCATCGTCTGCGAGAAGGGAGGCACCTAGTGCGGTGTTTGGCATGAACACCCCCGGCAGGATAAGAAGCGACAGTAACACCGTAAACATCGGGTTGGACAACCGTCCTGTGCGTGTTGACAGGGAGTCCGGACATTCTTTTGTAATGGACGACGGTGATGTTAATGGAGACAATCAACTTATAAGATTAAGAACAGCGTCAGGACATCAAGTGTTGTTGCATGACACGGAAGGTTCAGTGTATATTGCAAATGGCACAGGAAAGTCGTGGATAGAAATGGATAGGGCAGGACGAATAATCATGTACTCCAACAGGGGTGTAAGTTTAAGAACCGAGGGAGATTTCAACCTACACGCAGATGAGAACATTAACTTCCATGCAAAAAAGAAAATAAATTTCACTGCGGAAAAAGATGTAAATTTAAATGCTGGAGAAAACTTGCATTCAATGGCCAAAAAAGCGATACGTAATTCTTCTCAGGGCACGTTAATGTCTTACGCAAAAACCAACATCAAGTCATTCACAGATGGTCCACAGTTGCATGGTGCAGGCGGCAACATAGACCTCGCCGGATCACAGGTGCACCTAAATTCGCAAAAAGCGAGGAAAGGATGGGGACCGTCATGGTTAAAGCCTGAAGCCGGACAAGTGGGTATAATCACTGTGAAAAACGACGACACTATTGCAGTGCAACCTTTCATACGAGGAAGAAAAAATACCAAGAAGACAGCAACAACAGTGGTTGATTACAAGACCAAAAAAAGCAAAGACGTTTTCCCTACACATGAACCATTTGATAGACCAACACTTGGTAGGGACAAAGACGACATAGCATAGAGTAAATATAGTATATGGCATACGGAGATTCAGGATCAGGTACAGGAGCAGGAGGCTTATCTAATAAAAGTGTTACCTTCAAAGGTTTCAGTTCACGTGCGGACAAGCAAAACTTTAAGTTATATGATTTTGAAGTTGCCAAGCAAGGGCTGATAAACAGATTGAGTATTCGTAAAGGAGAAAGGGTTGAAAATCCTGAGTTTGGCACAATCATATATGACGCCATATTTGAACCATTCACAGACGATCTTAAAGACGCCATTGTTGAGGATATAACTGCAAATCTCAACGCAGATCCGAGGATCTCAACAGAAGAAATTTTGGTAACAGAGGCCGATAAGGGCATAGCCATACAGGCAACCATCACCTATGTTCCTTTGAATATCACTGAAAAACTGCGGTTTAATTTTGACGAAAACTCTCTATTGCGTCTATCTTAATATACGCACATTTCCTAACATATAAATACCGTTGTATATACAATGGCCACAACAGATAGACAGAACAGATTACTTGTAGCGGAAGATTGGAGAAAGATCTACCAGGCTTTCCAGCAGGCAGATTTCAAATCTTATGACTTCGAAACTCTGAGAAGAACAATGGTTGCCTATCTAAGGGAGAACTATCCAGACGACTTCAATGACTTTGTTGAAAGTTCGGAGTATGTTGCACTTATCGATCTGATAGCATACATTTCTCAGGCACTGTCATTTAGGGTAGATCTGAATGCAAGGGAAAATTTCCTCGAAACAGCGGAGAGAAGAAATTCTGTTCTTAGGTTAGCAAGATTAATCAACTACAATGCAAAGAGAAACAAGCCTGCCACAGGATTGTTAAAGATAGATTCTATTTCAACTACGCAGGATGTACTGGACAGCACTGGAACAAATTTAGCGAACAGCACAATCATTTGGAATGATTCTGCCAACTCAAACTACAGAGAACAGTTCACAGCAATATTCAACGCGGCCAACCAGACAGGACAACTGTTTGGCAATCCAAGGGAGTCCGGCAAGATTGGTGGCATAGACACAGAAGTGTACACTTTAAGTTCAAACCAATTTGACTTGCCAATCTTCAAATTTTCAAAATCTGTTGGAGGCATATCGAGGGGATTCGAGATAGTGCCAAGCAGGATCACAGGTTCAGACAGCATCTACGAGTCAGACCCAGTGCCTGGATCGGGACTGACATACACGTACAGATCTGATGGATCCGGGGACAGTTCCAACAACACAGGATTTTTCTTCCTTTTCAAACAAGGAAACTTACAGCAGACAGACTTTACGGTTGATGCATCTGTTACGAATTTTGTCAAACCACTTAACATAACAAATATCAACGACACTGATGTTTGGCTTTACAAATTAGATCAGTTTGGTCAGATAGCAGAAGTATGGAACAAGGTTCCTGCACTGGCCGGCAACAACGCAATTTACAATTCATTATCTAGATCGGAAAGAAACATTTACAACGTTGTTACCAAAAATGATGACGCAGTAGATCTTGTGTTCGGAGACGGAAACTTTTCTAACATTCCATTGGGAAGTTTCAGGTCATACGTGAGGGTGAGTGACAATGCCAAATATGCAATACAATCGTCCGACATGCAGAACGTACAGTTGACTGTGCCATACACGGATGCCAATGGTGCACAACAGTCGTTGACAATGGGCATAAGCCTTAAGGCCGCGGTGTATAATGCGGCGGCAACTGAATCCAATGATTCAATAAAAGAAAAAGCATCTCAGGTTTATTATTCGCAGAACAGGATGATCACCGCTGAGGACTATCAAGTTGTGCCACTATCAGCATCACAGGAGATCGTCAAAGTAAGATCTGTTAACAGATCAGCATCAGGTATTTCCAGGGCCAAAGAAATCTTAGATCCGACAGGTGCCTACTCTAATGTCAGCACTTTTGCTGAGGACGGGATTCTTTATAGAGAAGAATCAACACAACAGTTTACATTCACTTTTAACAATCGTAGTGATATACAATCAACGATCGACGCTGATATAGAAGCAAAATTAAAGAATGCATATGCAAGGCAATTCTATTATCTAAAATATGCTACCAAAGACGTCAGTGGACTAACAACAACATGGAATTCCACAACTACTTCAACAAATACAAACACTGGATTTTTCACATCAGGTGGTGCCCTAGTAATAGGCGATTCCGCTACTTCAAACCTAAAGTATGCTAAACCTGGAGCATTAATAAAGTTCACATCTCCCGATACAAGGGAATTTTTGAACAATACTTTGGTAACTGCAGGAACAGACGAAGCAGAAGACAGACTTTGGGCAAAGATTGGAGCAGTGGTATTAGATGGCGCCAACGGCGGAAAAGGTAACCTGGAAACAGGAGTTGGCCCAGTAACATTAAACAATGTGGTTCCAGATGGATCAGTGATTAACGCAATTATTCCAAATCTTACAACTTCATTTTCAAGCACTCTAGAGACGGATATTATTGATCGGATAGAAGCCTTTGAGGAGTTTGGATTACGATATGATGTTGACAGCGAGTCTTGGAAAGTAATTACGTCAACTAATCTTTCTACAAGTTCGGTATTCAGTTTAGCAGACACAGGAAGCACTACAGGTACAAATGCAGATGCAAGTTGGTGGTTCAAATTCACGAATGACGGAAACACGTATACAGTTCAGTATAGAAAACTAGACTACATTTTTGAATCTGAGTCACAGAATAAATTTCATTATGACGTTGAAGAAAGAATTTATGACTATAAAACAGGAAAAAGTGTTAAGGACACAGTAAAATTATTAAAGACAAACAGCATAGTTTCCACAGGCAACAGCGTTGGACATCCTATAACCTGGCAGGTGGTGGACACAGTAACGGAATCAGACGGCTTCCAAGACAATAGGAAAGTTAAAGTTGGATTTTTTGACAATGACGACGATGGCGTTGTGGACAATCCAGAACTGTTCGACATCATAATCGAGCCAACACTATCAGAGTCTACAAAATTTGTTTTCTTTGAGAAATACATTTCATACGATAACATAGAGAGATTCAGACCTTATGCGGCTTCTAACTTTGTTGTGTCAGAAAAGGAAGCAGATATAACACTATCAAGTGCAACTTATGATGACAATCAATTATTTTACTTCTACGCTTCGGATGAGGATGTGATCAAGAAATATGACAGCACCACAAACACGCTCTCAACCAGCACAGATTACATTGCCAGAAAAGGCAGGAGTTCTTTAAGTTTCCAATACAAGCATCATGCTGGCCAAGAAACAAGGATCGATCCAAGTGTGTCAAACATTGTGGACGTTTACATGCTGGAGAGAACTTATGACAATCTTTTTAGAATATATCTACAGGATGGTGGAACGCAACCTGAAACTTCTACTTCGGATCAACTGAGGATTAATTATTCAGGAATATTAAATCCATTGAAATCTCTATCAGACCAGATTGTTTACCATCCTGTCAAATACAAAATATTATTCGGCTCAACAGCCAATGAAGAATTACAAGCAACATTCAAAGTTGTAAAAAATCCTAAAACAAATGTATCAGATGCAGTGATAAAGACAAGAGTGATAGCCGCAATCAACGAATTTTTTGCTCTGGACAACTGGGATTTTGGAGACAGTTTTTATTTTACAGAATTAGCCGCTTATGTTCACAACGAATTGGCACCTGACCTATTAACGGTTGTTATCGTGCCAAACCAGTCAGGACAGAGTTTTGGGTCTTTGTTCCAACTGAATTCAGCGGCAGACGAAATTTTCATCAGTGGGGCCACCGTTGATGATGTGTCAATCATAACAGCACTTGGAGCCAACCAATTAGCGGCTTCCGGTTCTGTAGTCACATCAGTATCAACTGCCACAACGAACAGCACAACAGGATCAGCAGTGTCAGGCTCTACTACAACAGGTTCCGGATCGTCATCAAGTTCCGGCAGTAGTGGATCAGGATACTAATGGCAGACCACACAACAAACTCATCAGTCAATAACGAAGTTGTAAAACAAGGAAACAACGAGTACAGACGTACCGTACAACATCTTCCTGCCTTTTACAGGACCGACAGCAACCAGAGATTCCTCGCAAGTACACTTGATCCCTTGGTACAGAAAGGTTCACTGGAGAGGCTTGACGGTTTCATAGGCAGACAGGATGCTTATACAAGAAACGTCAATGACAGGTACCTTCCTGCAACCAGCAGAGACAGGATGGCCTATCAGCTCGAGCCGGCGGTAACTTACACAGACAAAGACACTACTAGTATTAATCCTGAGGATCAGGTCAAATTCACAGGAACCTACGATGACTACATAAACCAGATAAAGTTTTTTGGAGGTAATGTAGATAACCATGACAGGTTAAACAAAGAAAATGTCTACAGTTGGAACCCTGCAATAGACTACGACAAACTGGTCAATTACAGAGAATACTACTGGATGCCTGATGGACCAGGATCAATAGAGATAGATTCGGTTGGGCCATCCTCGATAGTAGAATATTCCGTTAAAAATAATGCCCAAGCGGCATACGAGTTCACTCACAGGGAAAATGAAAACAATCCAACTCTTATCCTGTACAGGGGAAACACATACAAATTTAATGTAAACGCAAAAGGTCATCCTTTCTACATAATGACGGAACCTTACAACAACCAGGTTGCAGAGGACGGGTCAACGTCAACACTATTCAGTTCAGGTGTAACTAACAACGGCGCCGATTACGGTACGGTCACGTTCACGGTACCACTGACAGGAGCGCCTGACACTTTATATTATCAGTGTGGCAATCACAATGCTATGTACGGCCTACTACAAATTAGAGATATAACAACCACTGTACAAATTAATCCTGAAAATGACATCATAGGAACAAAAAATTACAGTCTAAGAACATTGGATCTCTCCAATGGCATGAAAATAAAATTCACTAACGATAAGGTTCCCACTGCATATAAAAACAAAGAATACTATGTTGAGGGCGTTGGAGATGCCATCACACTGACAGATGTGGAAGACCTTATCACACCAGGTTCATATGCAACCGAGTCAACAATACTTTACGACGCAGTGGCGTACGACTCAAGACCATATGCAAAAGCGTTCTACATTCCAGAAACACTGGATTATATCACAATTAAAAGAGATTCCAGAGACCAGAATGCCTGGTCTAGATACAACAGGTGGTTCCATAGGTCTGTCATAGAAGAGACTGCTAGGATAGGAGGTTTCACGGCAACGTTCGATGAGGATGCTAGAGCCAAAAGACCTATAATTGAATTTGATTCAGGACTTGCCCTGTACAATCACGGAACAGTGGCGAAGAAATCTGTAACCTTGTACGACACAGTCACCAAGGATGCATTCAGTGAAATAGTTTTACAAACTGGTTACATTATCGATGGGATAACTCTTGCTGAAGGTATGAGGGTAATATTTGCGGCAGACACCGATCCTACAGTCAAGGGAAGAATTTATAAAGTAAGTTTTGCCGACACAGGAGACAGTTCGCAAAACATTAGTCTAACACTTGAGGACGACGGGGTACCTACAGCAGACGACAGTGTGTTTATAGAATTTGGAACAAACAACCAAGGTAAGACTTTTTTCTTTGACACCACTACTTCAGCATGGAAAGAGGCACAACAGAAGACCGGAGTAAACCAGCAACCTCTTTTTGGAATGTTTGACAATGATCATGTGTCATTTGATGACGCTACTACGTATCCAAATTCAACATTCGCTGGAGCAAAAGTTTTTGAATTTGCAACATCTGACTCGGCTACCACTGACACTGTGCTAGGTATAAAAGTAAAATACAACACAATCAATAATATTGGCGACATTGTGTTTGAATCAGATCACACTGCAGGCACATTCACATATAAAAGTGGAACAACAACGGTTACAAAAAGGCTTGGTGAAGGACATCTACACTACACAACAGGACGTACCACACACAATTCTAGAAGCTCTTGGATAAAGAGAACTAGTGAAAGTAAACAACGAGTAGTGAGAACTGTGATAGTTGACGATACAGAGAAAAAACTTTTCCCGATCGACTTTTTCAAAAACTCTGCTTCGCTAACTGATTTAGAAGTGTCGGTGCTTGTAAATGGTACACGAAAAACATTGTCAACAGATTATACGTTGGTTGACGGGTCAACCAACAGGTATGTGAAGTTCAACGAAGATCTTGAAACTAACGACCAGGTTAGGATAGCAGGATACAGCAATGCTGACAAAGTGAGTGATAAGGGCATATATGAACTACCACAAAATTTATCAACAAACGCTTTAAATGAACAGTTGGGTACTTTTACTTTTGGACAAATTTTACATCATGTGAGAGACATTCTTGATAGGAATGCGGATGTCACAGGATCAATACCAGGGGTGTCGAATCTTCGAGACAAGCCTGACGCTAGATTAAAAGGCGGAGCATTCAGCAACACGAAGCACCTTTATTGC